TTCATATTTTTGATACCGAGACTTTAGAACATATTGAAGTAAATAATCCCTATCGTTTATTCTATAAGATTTTTTATGAGGATACAAATTATCAAACCTTTGATGCTAGAGAATATGAAAATAAAATTGTAAAGGTTATTGTTCGTAAGAAAAGTAGCATTAAAAGTTTTGAGAAATTTATTGATAAGTTATATTCTTCAGGAGTAGCTGAACTTAAAATAGTGGAGAATTTTGATTTTGGGGGATGGTATGATAGTAAAGATTCTGAAGGATATGAATCTGAGGATACGATGTCGATTCTCAATAGATATATTGAAGAAGCAGAAATAAATCTTGATAAATCTATTGTTCAAAAAGTGATGCAAGAAATTTATCAAGAGGCATGTGAGTTGGTATAAAGATGTTTATATTAACTGTTGCTGGTCAAGAAAGGGATGGAGCGTATTCGGTACAGGATGCGGAAGGAAATCGGATTCTTTATTTGTTTGAGGAAGAAGATGATGCGTCAAGGTATGCTATGATGTTAGAAGAAGATGATGATTATCCAGACATGCATGTATTAGAAGTGGAAGATGAAGTAATGATAAAAACTTGTAAGATCCATGGGTATAACTTTACCGTTATTACTCCTAATGACATTGTAATTCCCCCCAAGATAGAACATGATTTTATTTGAGAAGATATGTTGGAAAAACTTCTTAAGTACCGGTAATCAATATACTGAAGTTAATTTCACAGAAAATAATACTACCTTAATTGTCGGGGCTAATGGAACCGGTAAGAGTACGGTTTTGGATGCATTAACATTTAGTTTGTTTAATAAACCTTTTCGTAAGATTAGTAAACCACAATTAGCTAATAGTGTTAATGAGAAGGATTGTAAAGTTGAAGTAGAATTTTCTATTGGCCCAACTGAATGGAAGGTAGTTCGTGGCATAAGACCCAATCTTTTTGAGATTTGGAAAGATAATAAACTCCTTGATCAGTTTGCTTCTGCTGTAGATCAGCAAAAATGGTTAGAGCAGAATGTTATAAAGATGAATTATAAATCTTTTACTCAGATTGTTATTCTGGGTTCTAGTACCTTTGTTCCATTTATGCAATTAACTGCTACTAATCGCAGAGAAGTTATTGAAGACTTATTGGATATAAAGATTTTTTCTTCAATGAATACTTTAATCAAAGAAAAGATTCGTGGAGTTAAGGAAGAAATTAAAGTTCTTTCTCTTAAGAAAGAATCTCTTAATGATAAGGTTAGGATGCAAGAGAATTTTATTGAGGAACTTGAGAATAGGAGTAAGAAAAATATAGAACAAAAGAAAGAGAAGAGCAGACATTTGGGAGATGAAGTCTGTGTATTAATGTTACAGAATGAACATACAGAGGACCAGGTATTTGGACTTACTGAAGAACAGGAGAAAGTAACAGGTGCTACAGAAAAACTTCGTACTCTAGGTGGGTTGAAGGGTAAGATTGCTAATAAGGTATCGACTATTACTAAAGAGCATAAGTTCTTTACTGACAATGTAACGTGTCCTACATGTACGCAACCAATCGAGGAGCAGTTCAGAATAAATAAAATCGACGACGCTCAAACTAAAGCAAAGGAGTTGCAGTCCGGTTATCAAGAACTGGAGGAACTTATTAAAAACGAAGAAGACCGAGAGCGTCAATTCACTACACTTTCAAAGGAGATTACTAAACTAACGCATGGCATTTCTAAAAATAATACACAGATTTCTGGGTGTCAACGACAAATCAGCGATCTTGAATCGGAAATTCAAACTATTACCGAACAACTTGCAAACAGAAATACTGAGCATGACAAGTTAGCAACCTTTAAAGACAATTTAAAAACCACATACGACGACCTATCTTCACGGAAGGACCTTATAAACTATTATGATTTTTCGTATAGTTTACTTAGAGATGGTGGAGTTAAATCTAAAATCATCAAGAAGTATCTACCGCTGATAAATCAGCAAGTAAACCGTTATCTCCAGATGATGGACTTCTACATAAACTTTACACTTGATGAGGAGTTTAACGAAACTGTCCAGTCCCCTATCCATGAAGATTTTTCTTATGCTTCTTTCAGCGAGGGAGAGAAGATGAGAATAGATTTAGCACTTCTGTTTACATGGAGGGAAGTTGCTAGAATGAAGAACTCTGTTAATACAAATCTACTAATCATGGATGAGGTATTTGATAGTTCTTTAGATGGTTTTGGAACGGATGAATTCCTTAAGATCATTAAGTATGTTATAACAGATGCAAATATTTTTGTTATCTCTCATAAGACGGGGATGGAGGACAGATTTGATAGTGTCTTAAAGTTTGAAAAAATTAAAGGATTCTCGCGTATAATGGGATAATGAAAATTTTAATTACTGGTCATAAAGGTTTTATAGGGAGTTATCTTTATAACCATCTTAAGTATGGTCTTGGTTATGGAGAATGTGTGGAGGGATTAGATTTCCCAGATGACATTGTAGATTTTAAAGCACCCAGTGGTGGTATGTTTTCTCCGCATTATGATGTTATTATACATCTTGCTGCATTTGCTGCACTCAGAGATAGTATTGAAAACCCAGATAAGTTTTGGGAGAATAATGTAGAGAAGACAAAACCTATATTTGATTATTGTAGAGAGAATAATGTTAGACTTTTGTATGCTAGTTCTGCTGGAGTTTATGGATGGTGGCAGAATCCTTATGCCATAACCAAGAAGGTAAACGAATCAATGGCACCTCCTAATAGTGTGGGGATGCGGTTCTTTAATGTATGGGCAGAGCAGGAGAGTAGACCTGATATGCTTTATAGGATGCTTCAAGAGAATACAGCTAAGTATATTACAAAACATAAGAGAGATTATATTCATGTTAAAGATGTGGTTAGTGCAATTTGTTATTTGATTTCTTATCCTTCTTTTACTGGCACGGTTGATGTTGGAATGGGAGAATCTATACCTGTGATGGATATAGCAAAGGCAATGGAAAGGGATTTGCCAGTCAAGGAGGTTGTAGGAGAACCAGACAGTTTATGTTCTGACACAAGAGAGTTGTGTAAGTTGGGATGGTCCCCTACAATAAATATTAAAGATACACTCCAACAATTAAATGATCGAAGAATCACCTCCTGAATGGACTAAAGGACCAGTAAGGAGACCTGTTGATATGGGTGACACCTTCAAAAATGAAGGATGGGAGCACTGTAGGTTTCTTATTACCGATCCAAGGAGTGATGCATACCTGAGGAAGATTTATGAACGTTCCGAATTGGAAACACCACAGCAAGAAGGAAGCGAAGAGGACTCTTAAACCTCAAGCACTTCGTAGTGCCAGAGAAAGACGCAGACACTTGATAAAGCGTCTACTTAACTTCCCAAACCGGGAGGTTTCGTCGTATTATGGGTTCATACCAAACGAAACACATGGCAGTTCAGCAGGAAATCAAGTCCCAATTAGCGAAGTTGCTTGCCACTGAAGATATTATAGTAGAGCATAAGCATGTGGAGTGTGCTCAGTTTAATGTACGCACACGGGTATTGATCCTACCCTTGTGGGAGAAAGCAAGTAATAGTGTATATGATATGTTGGTGGGACATGAGGTAGGACATGCACTCTTTACACCTGATGAGGATTGGTGGTTAGAGTGTGATATTCCTCCACAATTTGTAAATGTGGTAGAGGATGCCAGAATTGAGAAGTTGATGAAGCGTAAATATATGGGTATTGCGAAAAGTTTTTATAAGGGGTATAGTGAATTACATAAAAACAATTTCTTTGAATTAGATGGTGAAGATATTACTAATTTTAATCTTGCTGATAGGGCTAATCTATATTTCAAGATTGGTTCGATCCTTCCTCTGGCTTTTTCGCCTACTGAAAAACCGATTATCAATTTAATCAATGAATGTGAAACGTTTAAAGACACCTTATCCGCAGCAGAAGCGTTATATACTTTCTGCAAGCAGGAGCAGGAAAGAGATTCCAGAGAACAAGAACTGGAAGCCAAACAAGATTTTCTCAACGATCTTGAAGATGGTGGGACTAGCGACATTAACGATGCTGGCGATAATACTCCTTCCGTTCCTGACGTTGATAGCAGTGGCGATGTGGAAGATAGGGGTGTTCGTAATGTTGATTCTAGTAGGGAGCCTTCTTCTGATGTTACTGTAGAAACTGCTGATGCATTAAGTCATAATATTCAGAACTTAGTAAATGAAAAGGGAGGGACAGAGAATGTTTATGTAGAAATCCCAAAGGTTAATTTGGAGAATATAATTGCTTCTA